TCGCGGGCCGTCGGGTCCGTTTCGGAGCCTATGGGGACCCCACGCATATGCCGATCAGCCTCGCCCTTGCCATTGCCGGCGTTGCTTCGGGGCACACAGGCTACACCCATCAATGGCGCAAGCCCTCGCTCCAAGGTTGGAAGTCTATCCTGATGGCCAGTGTGGACACGTCGGCGGAGTTAGTCATCGCCCGCTCGATGGGATGGAGTACTTTCCGGGTTTCCCCGGATTTAGACCATCATTCCTTTGAGACTCTTTGCGCTTCGGAACGGAACGGAACGCCTTGCTCGATTTGCTTGGGTTGCCCCGGAGCCCGCAACGGGATTCGATCGGTTTTCATCCCCGCCCATGGTTCCGGCCGGAAGCATTTCATCGAAACGGTTTGAATTCCCCGATGAGCCATCGCGTGACAGGCGATGGTTCCACGGGCAATTGATGCCCATCAAACAAATGAAAACCACACAAACTCAGCCCCGCAACCCCTACCGAATTACCGCAACCGAAGTCCTCGAAAACGAGGGCGTGGACTCCACGAATGAGGACTCTGTCTTTGCTTTCGTTCGGCATGCCTCGTTTGACGCAACCGCGCCCGCTTGTTGTTCGGAGGGATGCATCGTGGAGCCCGACGGGACTTGTCCCCATGGGTGTCCGTCCGTGTTGCTAGTCATTGGGCTGATCTGATGAAGCCTCTACTTCGCGCCCTAGGCTTCCTAGCTCTTTGCCTTGTCTGCTTCCTTCTCATGTTGCTCTCGGCCCTAGCTAGTATTGTCCGCCGATAGTTAGGCTCCGTTCAATTCAAGCCCCAAGGAATACCCTTGGGGCCTTTTCTTTGCCAGGATACCGGCATCGGACATTGGATGTCCTATCCTCCGGGGTGAGACATTGGATGTCCTATCCTTGCCATACGGCATACGATGATTCGGGATTCGGATCCTGCGTCCAGCAAATCCTCATGGTGCGAAAGATTCCTGCTTGACGCAGGGGAGGATGGTGCGGTAGGTTGGGTCCATCGCCGCATGGAGCGGTGGATGAAACGAAAGGAATGCTGTGAGTTTGGAAGAGATCAAGTCTGCTGTGTTGGCTGGCAAGGTGGTGCGGTGGAGGAATGGAGGGTATCGAGTGGTGTTTAGTGGTCGTGGGAATCGGTTCCTGATTGAGTGTGTGTTCAACGGGAGTTGCACCTCGCTGACGTGGAGTGACGGGGTGACGATGAGCGAGAAGCCTGAGGATTTCTTTGTGGAGGAAGGGGGTGTGGCGTGAGTGATTCCTGCATGGTTACGACGAGTTTCCAGATGGATTACTCGTTGCTTCTGGCGTTGCAGGAGCGGGCTCGTGAGCTTGGGTTTCGTAGCTGGGGACATTATCTGCGTCATGTGGTGGACTACCATGTGATGCTTGTGGAGCCTGATCTGATGGGGGTGGCGAAGGAGGCTGGTGATCTATGAAGTTTGAAGATTACGAGCTTATCCACAAATCCGATCTATTGGTATTGAGGGATAGAATCAAGGAGCTTGAGCAGAAGAACAAGGATCTCATGGACCTTGTTGATGTGAAGCGTCTATGGCTTATTGATAAAGCCGAGAAGCGTCTGAATGACATACTGAGAGTGGGCCATCAGCTTGTGGATAGATCGGGTTGTACCTGTGATCATCATCCTATGATGCCATACTTCACATGTCCTAAGTGCCAAGAGCTTGCGGCTAAGTGGAAGGAAGTCGCCGGGGATCCGAAGGGGGTGGGCCAGTGAAGCGTGTGCTTGTGGCTTGTGAGTACAGCGGGCGGGTGCGTGATGCGTTCGCTGGCAAGGGCTGGGATGCGTGGAGCTGCGATTTTGAGGCGAGCGACACTCCCGGCCAGCACTACCGTGGGGATGTGCGCGATCTCCTGACCGAGCGGTGGGACATGATGATCGCGTTCCCGCCCTGCACCTATCTGTGCGCGAGCGGGATGCATTGGACGACGAGGGGTTTGCGCGACCCGAAGCTGACCGAGGATGCGCTCGGATTTGTGCATTTGTTGCTCAATAGCGGGATTCCCCGTATTGCGATAGAGAATCCTGTTGGTGCTATCAACACACGGATATGCAAACCCACGCAGATGATACAGCCGTGGCAGTTTGGTGATGACGCGAGCAAGCGGACGTGTTTATGGCTGAGGAACCTGCCCCCGCTAGTACCCACAAACGTATTATCATTACCTGCTTCTGGTAGGTGGGCCAATCAAACTCCTAGTGGTCAGAACAAATTGGGTCCGAGTCCTACTCGTTGGAAGGAGCGGAGCAAGACCTATCCCGGAATCGCCCGTGCGATGGCCGAGCAGTGGGGGTCTGTCGAGTAGGCCACTCACCCCCTAGGGGGCGAGAATCGCCAAATCGAAAGGAAAACCGTGAAAATCTATTGGACTGTTATTTACGGAAAAGGCCGTGGGTCTTTCTACACGTTCCAAGGTAGCAACGCCAAACGTGACGCAAAACGAATGGCAAAGAGGCTCAATGGAAGGGTTGTGCGGGACAAAGTGAATTGATCCGGCTAGAACGGGGATCCGAAGGAGTAGGCCCCTCACCCCCCCTAGGGGGGATCTCGCGGGGGGGGGGGTGTCTGATACGCCGCCGCTCCCGGCCCCCGCTCCCGATCCCATCCATCCCTCCCGCTCCCCCGAATCCCACCCCCTCCCCGCTCCAGCGCGGGGCATTCCTGCTTCCCAACCCCACCCCCACAAACCACTCGCGGCGGAATTGATGACTTCCAAATAGGGGAGAAAGAGCGACCGAGCGATTCGCAATTGGGATAGTTCACTGTGTCGCCCCCCCTTGGGCAGGGTAGCCCAAGGAATGGGGGGGGCGACACTCCCCTATTTAGAGGGGATAGTGGGTGTTGCCCTAGGGGGGAGGAAGTGTCCAATTAGGGGTGCCCCATTGGCCCCTGAGACCCCCCCTAAGGAGACCCCCCTAGTTGGATGTGTGCGCGGTAGGCGGCGAGCAGGCGGCGGTGCTTGGTTTCGAGGGTTTCGAGCCGGATCTCCAGCCTCTCGATCCGCTCGGCGTCGGTGTACCTGATTGAGCGGTTGTCGGTGCCGTGCCATGCCCGGTCGATGCGATCGAATACAATGATCCCTCGCTTGCGGAGTTCATTGAACAATCGACTGGCCCGCTCTGTATCACATTGCATCGCGCCCGCTATGTGATTGATCACTTCGCTCTGCTGCGGGTCCTTATCATGCTTGAGCTTGGGCATTGATCCGAACCTATCTCTGTATGTCATATCGCGTCCCTCCGCTTCGGCTTATTGGCATACGGTTTCTTCTCTTTGAGTTGTGCGCCGGTCATGACCATGGGGTTCCATTGTTCCCATTTGATGCCTGTGGCTGCGTGTTGGAGGTTGAGGTTGTTGGCTGGGAGGCGTGATCCGCGCTTGCAGAATGCTAGCTGGAAGCGTCTGGGCTTGGACTGGCCTACTTCGTGGAGTACGGCGATCTCTCGTGCCCAGTTGGCGAGTTCGGAGGATCCGAATCCTGCGTGGGCCAGTTCCATGGTGGTGAGTGGTTCTCCGTCCTTGCGTTGGGGTTTGCTGATGTGGTGCATCCAGATCCAGACGACCTTGGTTTCGTGGAGGATGGGCTGGAGCTTGTTGCGTAGGAACACGCTGACCTCGCCTTGGTCGGAGAGGTCGCCTCCGAAGTAGGAGAAGAGCGGATCCGCTACGATGACATCGAGTTTGGATCGGTGGATGAAGCGGCGGGCGTAGGCGAGGAAGGAGTCGCCGGTGCGGACGGATTCGGTTCTGAACTCAAGCTGAGCCTGTAACCGCTTCATCTCATCGCCTGTCGTTTCCAGCCCTTTGGCGACCCCTTGGAACGCTTCTGCGAGGTCGCCCTTGTCGTTCTCTGCTTGGACGACGCCGATCTTGAGCGGTCGGACTGGGGTGATGCCGAAGAAGTCGAGGCCGAGGGCCCAGCGGATGACGATCTGCATCATCAGGGAGGATTTCCCGATGCCTGTGCCGCCGGACACGATCATGGAGGATCCTCGGGTGAGCCAGCGGTTGCCGATGAGGTTGTCTGGATCGTTGGCTGGGTCGAAGTAGATGAGGTCTCGGACTGAGACGATGGTGGCTTGGTCCTCTTCGCTCTCGCGGTTGGTGAGCCAATCTTCCCATGAGTCTGCGCCCAGGTTGGTGGCCAACAGTTTCTGTTGGCATTCGCCGCGCCATGCGCCGGGGAGGCGTGAGAAGCGGGATGGGTTCTTGTTCTTTGGATCGACGCCGGGGATGACCTTGTAGATTTCGTCGCGGCGGGCGTCCCATTCCTTGCGTGAGGATGCGTCTACGCGGACCCATGCGTGGATGCCTTTGCCGCCGGAATCGATGAGGACGCTGATGGGTAGGCCCGAGGATCGGAGGCGTTGTTCCTGTTCGGGCTTGGGGAGTTCGTCGAACTCGACG